GTTTGCTACTGCTTATGGCAGGGGCAACGATACCTTATGTCTTTGTCTTTATGTTAATCGCATACTTCATAGGCTCTCTGATATGAGAAAAGAACTTACATTTNTANTAGCCNTATGCTTAATAGCGGTGGTTAGTATAAGACTTGCTACCCCTACTAACAATCCAACGAAGGGCGAACAGCCTAAGGTTGATTGGAAAGTGGAGGATAGTAAAGCATACGCACAAGATAGTTTGTATGACTGGCAATATAAACAATGGCTTTGCCTTGATAAATTATGGACAAGGGAAAGTAATTGGAGAGCCAACGCATACAATAAAGTAAAGGTAATGGGTAAGAATGCTGGCGGTATCCCGCAGATACTAGGGCTTGACCCTAAGACTCCAGCCCCTATCCAAATAGATAGAGGTTTATCCTATATCTACAACAGATATTCCACCCCCTGTAAGGCGTGGAAACACTTCACGGAGGAAGGATATTACTAATGAAAGAACCTAAACATATTACAGAACTTAAGCCTGATTATAAATCAGCGATGGATATACGTGGTACGCCAACCACAGTATGTCCTTGCGGTTGTAATATATGGAACTTAAAGACTGTATTCGATGATGAAACTGGGGAGATAGATATGTATTTCACAGATATGGAGTGTGCTTTATGTGGCACTCTTGCTACCGCACCAACACCTGAGGATGGCGAGGTATAACTATGCTATGCAAAGATTATGGGTGCGACTACCAACTCGACCTTGATGGTCAGATAACTTGCGTCCAATGCGGTGCGATGGATGATGACAAGCAAGTAGTAAGAGAAGGGATATAATGCCAACCTATTCATACAGATGTCTTGACGATAAGACACTACAAGAACTAAGTCGTAATGTTGATGAGCGAGATGACTTGGTTGAGTGTCCACAATGCAATAGAGAAATGACAAGAGAATACCAACCTAACCCAGTCCACTTCAAAGGGACAGGGTTCTATTCAACAGGAGGATAACAATGGACAAGACAGTTATGTTATTAGAGGAAGCAAATGAAATGTTTGTTAGTATGTTTGGTATAGATGAAGGTCCTACTATCAATGACATAGTTAAGAACAAGGAGGAAAGTGAACGAGAAAGAATTATTTGATATGCTTAAGAACGATTACTATCCCGACTTAATAAAAGTTGATGATGAGTATTCTAACTTTGATTGTATATCAGAGCGAGAGGATATGTATGTTGAACTTAAGTGTCGGCATACACACTATGATGAATTACTTATAGAAAAATATAAGTATGATAGGATAATGGAACAGTCTAATCTAACTGGTAGAATGCCAGTTTATATATGCTCAACACCTGAGGGTGTATGGGAGTTTAACTTAGACAGTTTCAAGATTGTCTGGCAAGATAAAGCCAACCTGCCCAAGACTACCGAGTTCGAAGACATCGAAAAAGTAGTTAAAACCGTAGGTTTTTTGCCTATTTCTAGGGGAGAACAGTTAGAATCTTACAACCTATATGATGAAGATGATATGACTGACTTCCTTATGAATGATAACGACGCAGACCTATGGTCTGATGGTGAAACAGAGTTCGACCCTGATGAGGGATACTAATCTTCAGGGTTCGACTCTTCACTAACAGTATCAACATCTCTGTATGGTTTGTATCCACCTATCTTATTAATTAACCTAGTGACTGCACGCTTAAGTCTCATTCGTGATGCGCTATCTGTACCAAGTTCTAAATAGTTTGCTATCTCACCGAAGTCTAGGTTCTCTGCGAAGCGAAGAAAGATTATTCTTCTATCATCTTTACTTAACTTCCAATAACCTGAATCAATTTCTAACATCATTATAGTTAGGTTGCCACCTTCGGCAGGGGCAGATGGTCTACCAGTAAATCCTAAATTTAATTTATGGCTTATGCCATACTCACCACGCAATACGGGTGGGAGTAATGCTTCAACAATCTCAACGTCATAGTAATGCACATCCGATAGGTCATAACCAATAGACTTTGCTTTCCATCTTTGACAATAGTCTAGTGCTTGATTACGGAGAGAACGATAGATAAGATTCTTTGCATCCTTCTCACCTATCGCTTCCCAATCTTTAAGTTTATTCGGGTGCTCTGCGAACCATTGATACAGCGATTGCTTTATATCTACCAACTCTACCATACTAAACTTCCTATGGTATTCAGAGGCAACCGCTGCTACAATGTAATCCCATCGCTCAATGCTATCCCAATCCAATTACTTCCACACTTTCCCCTCGAACACGAAGGAACCATCTATGTTAACTGGTACTAGGTGAGGTGTAACTTTATTACCATCAACATATAGGATACCGAATCCTTTATGCCAAGTAAACAATCCACCCCTAATATATTTAGCGAACTTAAAGTCCATTAAACAACCGACTTCTAGCCCCCATAGGGTCTTAGGTGTGCCGCCAAAATATGATTGAGTGTAATGTGTTAAGCCCATACGGTGCGTGTGTCCACAAACTACTGACATACCCGCTCTCTTGGCTAGACCAAGTGCAGTAGCACCAGCAGTAGGCTGGACATTACCTTCATCACCGTGCAATAACAACCAGTTCGGTGCTAGTTCATATGGTTTCTCGTGGTAAGTAATACCTAAGTCATCAAGTTTCAAGAAGTTCTTTAACTCTAACTCAGGTAAACCTGCAAGTCCAGGTGCTCTCATCTTAATTGTATTAAACAATCTATCTGTATGATTACTTCTAATCATATGTTTAATCTTTAATGATTCAAGCACACGATGTGTCTCATCTCTATCTCTAGCAATAGACTTCTCGTGTTCTAAGTCGGTACCCTTACTCCACTTTGAGATAGTCTGCATATCCATCTCATCCCCAACTGATACCACCTCGTCAGGTTTATATTTCTTTATGAAATTAGACAGCGCTGAGACTGCCTTCTTGTCGTGGTATGGTACCTGTAAGTCAGACACGCAGACTATAACCTTCATTTGTCCCACTTTCCTCTAAGAACTAGCAACCCTATGATTGCATAGTTTGCTATATCCTTGAAGGAATCTTCAAGAGACTCGTGTTCTGGTTCCAAAGCACTACCATATAGATTATTAATTCGTGCTAACTTGTCGTGCATACGAACTCTTAATCCATTCAACGCACCACCAGGTGCATCAGATATATTCTTTGGTCCGTAATCTTTATGCTTGGACATTAATAAATCTAACAACTCTTGAAATGTTTGTGCTACTGCTACCTCAAAAGAGGTACTGTCAGGGTAATTACGAGTTTCCCATCCATCTTCTTTACTTGGCTTATATGGAAACCTTGCCCCTCCAAGTGGGTTATAATCTGCCATTCTTCACTCTCCTTTTTCAAGTAGTTGCTTAAGTTCGTCATCTATTTCCATCATCTGTGATTCGATTATCATCTCTTCTACTATATCATTCATTGTTTCGGGGCGTGTCTCCGCCGTAAACAATGTCATATATGCAGACTGGGTTATAGTTTTTATTTGGTCTGGCTTATTCGCATACTTGTACAGACATCTAAGTAATGAACCTACCATTAACCTGACACCATTGGGTAAGATTAATGATGGGTCAAACTTTTCATCGTCCTCTAGTAAGTGGTCTGTTGCCTCGAACACATTATTAAAACGCTCACCGCATTCAGGGCAAGGTGGTATAGGTCTATGCATTTAGTCCCGCCCTATCCCTTATGTAATCAGCACCAAACTTTACGTATGCACTGTTCACATCTTCTCCGTCTGGCAGTTGCACGATAGTGACTGGCAGTTCCCTCGCCAAGCCTGTTGCAAATTCTTTTCCTGGTTGGTCTCCATCTGCAAATACAAATACTCTTTCAAAGTCAGCGAGCAATCTCGTGTAGTGCTTCTTCCAACTATTAGCCCCAGGTACACCGACACAAGGGATGCCAACACAACTAGATAAAGTAACTGTGTCCAATTCACCTTCGCACACTCCAATCCAATCTCCCGCTTTTTCTATGTCTAATACATTATACATCTTAGTTTCAGCCCCAGTCATACCCATATACTTAGGTTCAACAGCAGGATGAAGGCTGCGAAAACGAATATCGACAATACCACTCTTGGTAATATACGGTATGGATAGTCGTCCTTTGAATTGTTCGTGTCCAATCTCAGCCTCTCCTACTACGCCGAATCGTGCCAGTCGTGCCGCTTCCATTGGGATTCCTCTGCTTCTGAGGTAATCTTCCGCCTGATAAATGTTTGCCCCGTACCTCTGAACTGCTGCCCCCAACAATTCTCTCTGCGATTGATTTTGCTTCACGTATGTCTACCCTTTCTTGTTGTGCAACAATTTGTAAACTATTACCTTGGACTCCACAGGCAAAGCAGATGAATAAGTTATTGTCGACATCAACACTTCCTGATTGGTGAGTGTCCGAATGGAAAGGGCATTTGATATTAACTTGCCCGTGTCCTTGTCGTACACTCGCTCCATAATGGATGAGTATTTCTCGTATGTTTGGTAGGTCATTTGCCCGCCCTCTTAGTCCATTGTTCAAAGTCTTCCACCACCCAAGCCTTGTCTATGCCTGCCTGCCTACGTTTAACTATTACAAACTTATATGGTACTTCTTTTAATCCTCTAGCCTTAGCATAATTCTCAGCCTCTACCTCAGCCTCACGCCAGAACTGTGGTAAATCTAACTTCTTTGTTGCCTTAAGTTCTAGTATGTTCGCTGCCCCATCCAAGAAAGCAACTACATCACCCTCATCTTTAGCACCAGCCTTAGTCAATCGTTCTGCCAATATATCTTTAAGACGTAGCCATTTAACTACACTAGTCTCAAAGGTAGCGCCCTTGCGTTTACCATATGCACTCATTCACACTCCAAGCAATAATTATATACACGAATGCTTGGTATATACATTACAAATTTTCTACCACAATGAAAGCAATTGATAGATGTCCAATCATCCTCAATGAAGTAAAACGGATTACGAATTCTTAGTTTCATTAGTTGTTCTCTGGTATGTCATCAACAAACATATACTCAGGGTTGAATGCAATCCAAGTCATTAGTCCTCCACCTGCGTCTGCTTTACCGTATCTATTTTTGACGGGAGCAACACCCATTGAAGTTCCGATAACACCAAGTGTACATATAAGCGCTGGTAATTGTGCCACCTTACCTTGGATAGCAGAACGTGGCTGACACGGTGTCCCAAGCACAGCCTCACTAGTGTGGTGAAGAACGACAACAGCCGAATTAGTAGCACGAGCAAGATATTTTAACTCCTTCATAATAGCACGCATTGAAGCAAACTCTTCGCCACCATCTGTGGCTATATCCATTAGGTTATCTACTATGATAAGTGTAGGGGAACAACCCCATAATTCCTCAAAGGCTTGAACTTCCTCATCAATATCTTGTAGAGTTGGCGCTGATTCAAACGACCAGACTATATGGCTACTCTTGGATAGAGTAGCCTTAGTCCAACCAACATCAGAGTGTAGCATCCCTTCTACATCTGTTTGGTTTTTTCCTGAAATCATAGAAGCCAAACGCATAGCCATAGTATGTGCATTGGTATCTGCTGAGATGTAAAGTGTTGGCACTCTCATCTTTAACGCAAGTGCTAATGCTAGTGTAGATTTTCCTACACCTGGTGCTGCTGCGAACATAGAAACTTCGGAGCGACGGATGATAATCTTGCTTGATTCAAATGCTTTAAAGCAAGATGGTAGTGGCTCCCCACCAATACTGGCACGACCAACTGACCTGACAAGTGTACGCATCCTGGCTCCTTTCTAGTTCCGTAAAATGATTTAAGCCAGTTCTCTAATTCACTGGCTTGCATTGGTCTGCTGTCCCTTGTGGTGAAGGGCAAGCCCAGAATGCATATGGCTTTCCAGTAGCCTTAGCAAGTCCTTCTCTCCAGATACGCCCACCGTGCTTACATACTGGCGCTGCGGTACCTGATACTACTGACACTGGGGTTGGTGCGGAGTAACTCGAGGGCCTTGTGCCTGTAATGGAACTCGATGTCGATAAAGGGTTTAAGTTGTAAGACGCTATAACCTTTTGCTGTGTAGCAGCAATCTGTGTGGAGTAATCTCCTACGCCCTCTAGCAATACTGATAGTTCATCAGCAGTATTAGCACGTACGTTTATCATATCACCTGACGGTGTCTTATAGGAAACTTGTAGTTTCCAGTCTTCATTTGCCATTTGTTTTCTCATTTCTTTGAAGTGAACTGACAGTATTCTGTAAGTCCACAACGGTTGCAGTTGTTTGTGTTGGGAATAAATATACCAGCCTTGCGTGCCTTATCGAAGGAGCCAACTAGGTACTCTAGTTTCTCCTGAGTATATCCCGAAAGGTCTATAAGTGCAGTAGTTCCAGAGTTCCTTGCCATCCAATAGGCACCGTACTTAACATCAATACCTAATACTTGCTTGAGTCCTAACTTGTAGAACCCAAGTTGTAGTGTACTGCTTGGGGTTTGTTGTGAAGTCTTGAGGTCAACCACGACCAAATCACCATTGACTTCAAACACTCTGTCGAGAACCATCTTCACTGGCACGTCAGCGAATACTGGGGTCAACCCCAATTCTATAGCGGGTGCACCTTCTGGTGTGCACCAAATTTTCCAATTGGTATTCATCTTACGCCAGTCAATATAAGACTGAACCCATTCAGGTCCTGTATGTTGCCAGAAATCTACGTTCTCCCTATTAGGGAATGCCTTAGATGTTCTGCCACCAACACGAGCAAAGGTTAAGTCAACACCATCTGCTTCTTTAAGCCAAGCACTATCCCATAAACTTTGAGCGGTGCTCACTTAGTGCCTCCTTGAGTGCTAGTTTAGCAGTAAGTAAACCAATGAGTTCAGTCTCATCCATAGTCTTATCTATGAGTGAATTGATAGAGCCAACAGCAACAGCCCAAGTTTCTTTTAGTCCATCAATGTAACGCTCACGCATAATTTCATTGTAAGTTTTCCATTGCATAGTGGTAACGCCACCCTCTTCATTAACAATACTTATCATAGGTTCTCCCTATCCCACATCTCAGTAGCAGTATGAAATGATGACCCGCCTACCGACCACACGGAGGGGGCTTCTGGTAAGTTGAGTAGTCTACCTAAGTAGTACTGATAACCACAGTCTATGAAGGTAGTAAATGCAGAGTAAGATATATGTTCAGGTAATATGTATTCATCAAGTTGTATAGTCATTCCGTTAGTATAGCACATAGGATAGGGCATAGAGGTAGGCAGTAAGATAGTCGCCTACCTATACTCAGGTTATCTATGTGTATACTTAGATATATAATCTTATATATAAGACCCTGAAGGGGTCTATAATATACATATAGAAACGACAAAAGACCCCCCTTCCTAGTATCTCTACTGGGTTGGGGGGTATTCGTGTCTTAAAAGGGCATTTAAAGCCCGATTAGGGGTATATAACTAGTTGCTTCCACGACCAAATTCTGTGGCTGAGGA